AGGGTTTGCGACGTTCATGCGCGCACCACCTTCAACCAGTGCAGCGAAGTCCACCGCACCGTTTTCCATCGGCAACTGTTCGCTGGCAGCCTTGATGGCATCCTGCATTTCATAAAAACGTGCAGTGCGGTTGCCATTATCGTCACGCAGACCATTGACCTGCTTTGCCACACCTTTCATGGCATCTTCCATGCTGGTATAGCTTTTTACTGCCGCCATCACTGGCGCACCCATTGCCAGCCCTGCAGCCGTGGTGGTGGCTCCGGCACCTGCAATACGATCACGCACCTCCAGCGAACGGGCATAACTGGCACGCGCTGCATTCATCCTGCGCTGAGCTTCCCCCAGTCGCTTCAGCCGCGCCTCCTGTTTCGAAAGTTCCTGGTTATAACGTGATGTTTCACGGGCTAAACGGGCAGTTGCTCCCGCATCGTCTTTCGCAGAAATTCCCGCCCGGTACAGTTCAGCACGCACAAGCGCCGTCTGCTGCTGCAGCTTTTTCTGGCGTTCTTCCAGGCGCTGAACAGCCAGCCGTTGACGGCCCAGAGCAACAACCTGACGTTGCGAAGGCGGCCCCATCGCTCCCAGTTCCTGACTGAGCAAATTTGCACGCTGGCGGGCATAGTTCAGCCTGTCGCCTAATTTCTGATTTTCTGCCTGCAGCTTTCGGAAGCTGTCCAGACTGCTCCCGGCCTGATCAAGCTGCTTTATTGCATCGCGGGATTTTTTGACAGCAGCAGCCAGTTCTCTTGAACTGGCCTGCGCAGATCGAAATGGGCGGGTGAGCTTGTCAACCGCATTAAGAATGACCTGCAGACGCAGGTTGTTATCACTCATCGTTGGCCCCGCTTCTCTGAATCGCTTTATACCGCCATTCCAGCACTTCGGTCAGCGGCATAACGTCAGTAACGGATGGCGGCCAGTGAAAAATGGTGGCGATATCTGCCACCAGATCGTCAACCGTCAGGCTGTCGGTAAACCGGCAAGCACCGACTTCTTCAACAAAAAAGTGACAACCTCAACCGACATGGCAGTGAGATCTGCCGGGTCCATCTCTGCAATTTCCTGTGCAGTCAGTGCCGGACTGGAGATGCGGGGGATCACGGTCATCATCGCGTTTACATCCATATCCATAATGGCCTGCAGGCGTGTACCGCGTAGCGCACCGGACTGCGGTTTACGCAGCACAATTTCGGTGATTTCTGTTTTACCGCGCTTGATGGGGGTATCCAGTTGAATGGTCTTTTCAGTCTGCTTATCGCTCATTTTGCTGTCCTGTCAATTGGGTTCTGGCGCGGTATCCCGCGCCGTTCAGATATATCAGAGGCCGAGGGCGTTGCGGTGCGCTTCCATCAGGTCCACACCGTCCACAATTTCCACCATGTTGATAAGGTCCACTTCATAGAGCACCTCACCATTGATGGTCAGCTTCGCGTAGCTGTTGGTACTGGTCACTTTGGTGGTGTTGCTTTCGCCCGTCTTCCACTCGCCGGAATCCACTTCTTTGTGACGTCCACGCACGACAAGCTCCACGGCCTGCACTTCCCCGGTATCGTCACGCTGAATAGAGCCGGTAAAGCGCAGCTGGATGCCATCCACCGTGGCTTTACCCATCTGTTTAAACAGCAGCAATTCAGTACCACCAATGGAAAATTCTGTGTCCAGCGCACTGTCATCAAGCCCCAGATCCACATCCACCGCACCCGGCATTCCGCCGCCGCGATACTTCTCATATTTGCGGGTAAATTTCGGCAGCGTCAGCGACTCAACGATCCCCTGCCAGTTGTTCCCGTCGTTAAACAGGTTCAGGTGTTTTAATTTGCGTGGTAATGCCATGTTGTCCCCTTACGCGCTGACCTGGCTGGCGAAATTCACCAGGTACTGATCGGTGATGCGCTGACGCAGCATCAGGTTTTCAAGTGGCGGCACTGGCGTGTAGTCGTAGTCGATGGTGAGTTTTCCGGCTTTCAGCGTGTCTTTGTCGTTCACCGACTCATCCAGCCAGCAATCACCACCAATGAGATAGCCCTGACTGACCAGGCTGCGCATTTTGGCGCGGATACCTTCGATAATGTCGCGGGCCAGCGACGGGTTAAGCGGTTTATCCACCGCCCACATGTGTGCTTCTGCCATCGTGTCCATCAGCACCTGCGCCGTGCGGGTGTAGTTTTCGAAGGCAAAGAGCGGGTCATCACTCAGGCAGCGGGAACCCCAGAAGCGGAAACCGTCTTTACGCACAAGCGTGGTGACGTCGTTCTGGTTCAGCAGACCTGCATCGGTTGCCGGGTCCTGCAGATCCCAGAACACATCTGCAGAAATTCCGGTGACACCGTTCACGCCCACGTTGGACAGGCTTTTGTGCCATCCGGTCTGCTCGTCAATTTTGGCGCGCAGACCAAGCGCACGGGCGGTGGCATATGCCGTTGCTTCGGCATTCAGCACCGTGTCCCAGCCAGTAAAGTCAGGCCAGATCAGCATCCCTTCGCGCTGGCTGAAGTTTTCGCGGTAAGTGATCGCCTCCTGCACTGTCTTGCAGCCATACGCTGACAGGTAAGCAAATCCACGCAGGCTTTGCGCCACGCTCAGCAACTCAGTAGCTACCGCCTTGGTGTCGTGGCCTGGCACGCCGAGAATGCGCGGTTTAACGCCGAGCTGTGACTGGGCAGATAACAGGGCTTTCATACCTGTTTTTTTACCTTCAGCAGTCACTGCGCCGATGATATTGGTCGTGGTTTCGTCTTCCGTTTCACCCTGCGGCACACGCACAACAATGGTCACGGGTTTTGCCTGGTCAGCGATGGCATCCAGCGAACGGGCCAGAGTACCTGACTCACCCGCTTTACCGCTGGCAGTCAGCACATCAGTGATCAGCACGGGTTTATTAAGAGGAAACATTTTTGCATCGGCATCATCGCCCGTGCAGACCATACCCACGATGGCGGTGCTCACCGTGGTAATAGATCGGGTGCCTTCGTTGACTTCAACAACGCGCACCCCGTGGTGGTAATCCTGAGCCATAGTGGCGAACCTCCTGATTGGATTAGGCTTCGCCCTATGTTGAAGTGATTGTGCCTGACAAACAGCTAAGCGCAGTTGTGTCGTTATTCACACAAAATAACGGTATTTGTCTGCTTGCAGGGATAATCAACATAATGCTGATTCAGGGGGATTCATTGATCTTATTTGCCGGAAATTTTCTATAAATGGTAGAAACGCCTACATCAAAAATCAGTGCAATACGCTGTCTTGATTCTCCGGCCTCGAGTAAACGCCCAATCTGTGCCCACTGTTCGGTGGTCAACTTAGGACGGCGTCCACCTACTCTGCCTTTGGCACGAGCTGCAGCCAGCCCTGCCCTGGTACGTTCAACTATCAGTTCGCGTTCCATTTCAGCCAGGGCACCCATGACATGAAAAAAGAAACGACCCATTGGGGTACTGGTATCAATACTGTCAGTCAGGCTTCTGAAATTCACACCACGCTGGCGCAACTCTTCTATCAGCGTAACAAGATGCCGCATACTGCGCCCCAACCTGTCCAGCTTCCAGACAACCAGCGTGTCTCCTGCCGATAGTGTCCTGAGTAGTTTTTTCAGCCCCGGTCTGTCGGACTTAGTGCCACTGATTTTGTCCTCAAAAATCTGCTCACATCCCGCGCAGTTCAGTGCATTACGTTGCAAATCGGTGTTCTGGTCATTTGTTGACACGCGTACATAGCCAATAAGCATGATCATCCCCCTGAATAAAAACCGGAGATGATGCCAGTTAGCTGTTACCTCTGCATTTTCTTAAACGTTGGTTTAGGAGAAGGCTCTGCATTACCGGTTGGGGTGCCTGTTCCGTGGCCTTCAGCCACTCCGCCAACAGGCTGGCTGAAATGCAATGGTGCGGCTTTTTCTGCTGAAGAATACCCGGAACTGGCAAAGGCTTACCCGACCAATAAATTGCCTGATTTACGTGGTCACCTGCATTCTGGTTAAGGTACTGAAAAAAATCCTTTTCGGCCTGGAACCCTACGAAATCTCCACGCTGTTTGAGCAACGCCAGGCCATGTTGCAGTCTATCAAAGAAGGCGTCGTTGCCGTGGACGATCGCGGCGAGGTCACGCTGATCAACGATGCCGCACAAGAATTGCTGAATTACCGTAAGTCGCAGGACGATGAGAAACTGTCGACGCTAAGCCACTCATGGTCACAGGTGGTAGACATCGCGCCAATCAGCGCATCCAGCAGAATATCGCCGGTCAGCGAGGCAAAGATCACCTGAACGCCGTTTGCCTGGGTGATCGGCGTTACGGCCTGCACAATCAACTCCAGCGCCAGCAAAATCAGCCCAAATATGGTCAACGCCCACTGCGCCGACGCCATGGTCTGCATCTCTAACTGCGACAAAATCACCCCGGGGATGCTGATGGCTTCCCTGCGCCTGAATATTCCGGTGATCTTTGTTTCCGGCCCTGCACCTTTAGCGACCACTTTCGGTGCGCTCATTTTGTTTTCGTCATACTGCAACGCTACCGAATAGTGGGTCGGGTTATTGACAATGACATCCGCTTTCGGCACATCGGCCATCATCCGACGCCGTGCGGCAGCTCGCTGCATCTGACGGATCCGTCCTTTAACATGGGGGTCGCCTTCGCTTTGTTTGAACTCATCACGAATATCCTGCCGCGACATTCGCAGCTTTTTCAGGTGGCTGAAGATTTGGAAAAATACCTGCACCTATTGTTCCGTAGGCTGTGGGCTGTTGATGTACAGCCTCGGTGACGGAGCAAAAAACGCCAAAGCATCTATCTTCCATATCGAAGGCGATCCGGATCACCCGGTCAACCGCGGTGCACTTTGTCCGAAAGGCGCTGGCCTGGTGGATTTCATCCACTCCGAAAGCCGTCTGAAGTTTCCGGAATACCGTGCGCCAGGTTCTGATAAATGGCAGCAAATCAGTTGGGAAGAGGCGTTTGATCGCATCGCCAAACTGATGAAAGAAGACCGCGATGCTAACTACATTGCGCAAAACGCCGAAGGCGTGACTGTTAACCGCTGGCTCTCCACCGGGATGCTGTGTGCTTCCGCGTCGAGTAACGAAACCGGCTATTTAACGCAAAAATTCTCCCGCGCGCTGGGTATGCTCGCGGTCGACAACCAGGCGCGTGTCTGACACGGACCAACGGTAGCAAGTCTTGCTCCAACATTTGGTCGCGGTGCGATGACCAACCACTGGGTCGACATCAAGAACGCCAACCTCGTCGTGGTGATGGGCGGTAACGCCGCTGAAGCTCACCCGGTCGGGTTCCGCTGGGCGATGGAAGCCAAAATTCACAACGGCGCGAAGCTGATTGTGATCGATCCTCGCTTTACGCGTACGGCGGCGGTAGCTGACTACTATGCCCCTATTCGTTCCGGTACTGACATTGCTTTCCTGTCAGGCGTATTGCTGTACCTGCTGAACAATGAAAAATTCAACCGCGAATACACCGAAGCCTATACCAACGCCAGCCTGATAGTGCGTGAGGATTACGGCTTTGAAGATGGCCTGTTCACCGGCTACGACGCGGAAAAACGCAAGTACGATAAATCCTCCTGGACTTATGAACTGGACGAAAACGGCTTCGCCAAACGCGATACCACGCTGCAACATCCGCGCTGCGTGTGGAACTTGCTGAAACAGCACGTTTCCCGCTACACGCCAGATGTGGTTGAAAACATCTGTGGTACGCCAAAAGACGCGTTCCTGAAAGTCTGCGAATACATCGCAGAAACCAGTGCTCACGATAAAACTGCCTCGTTCCTGTATGCCCTCGGCTGGACGCAACACTCCGTTGGTGCGCAAAACATTCGTACGATGGCGATGATCCAGCTGCTGCTCGGCAATATGGGGATGGCCGGCGGCGGCGTTAACGCCCTGCGCGGTCACTCCAATATTCAGGGGCTGACGGACCTGGGGCTACTGTCGCAGAGTCTGCCAGGTTACATGACGCTGCCAAGCGAGAAGCAGACCGATCTGCAAACCTACCTTACCGCCAACACGCCAAAACCGCTGCTGGAAGGCCAGGTAAACTACTGGGGCAACTACCCGAAATTCTTCGTCTCTATGATGAAGGCCTTCTTTGGTGATAAAGCGACGGCGGAAAATAGCTGGGGCTTTGACTGGTTGCCGAAGTGGGATAAAGGCTACGACGTCCTGCAGTACTTCGAGATGATGAAAGAGGGCAAGGTCAATGGCTATATCTGCCAGGGCTTTAACCCTGTTGCCTCATTCCCGAACAAAAAC